AGAGAGGATAGTACCTATTCTGATCTACCATCTTTGATGAAAGTAGCAGAGCCTTCTTTGAAAAGGAATGGTCTGAAAAGTTTTTTTTACGAAACTACAACAGATGATCTTAGAAAATCTGGCTGGCTAAAGATGGATCTTAGAATAATACATCAGACTACTGGTCAAATCGTCTATGAAGGTAGTGTTTGTGAGCCACTTGATCTAAAAAAATCATTGTCACCGACTCCACAAGTATGCAAATCTACTAGAACTTATGCTAGAAAACAACTGTATCAGATGGCTTTAGGCATAACAGAGAGGGATGATGACGCTGATTCTACATCAAATGTAGCAGAAGTGTTGCACGCTTTAATTGTTCGTTGTGAAGATCCAAAAAATCGTAGACATAAGGTTGAAGAGAAAAGATACAAGACGATTCAATGGCATGGTAAACAGTTCAATACATTCAAAATCGTAAGCGCTATCAATCCGATTCTTGCAGAATTGCAAGATATTGCTAGTGAACACAGTGATTCAGCAGATGAGGTAAAAAAACAGAGAGGTATTACTGATGAATGAACAACAAATATTTGAGTTCTTTGCTAACAATAATCACACTGGCTGGCAACATAAACCTCAAATTGTTGAGATAGGATCATTACCGCAGACAAGCAATAATGGTGATGATAAGTTCAATAAAAAGGTTTATATCATCAAAAATAGCTTTCCAGAAAAGATCAATGGTCAAGACACTTTGAAGACTTCTTACAAGGTTTGTGTTGAAGTTGGCTACTTGAAGGATAGTGATTATGATAACAGTAAGTATTATGGATCTTTGCAAGAGTTAGACTATATAAAAGATATACTTAAAAAATCTAACATGAGAACTGTAACGGCTTACAAAAATAAGGATGAGGGTGGTAATGACTATCTTTGTTTCAAGAGTTCAGAGAAACAGTCAATTACTCCAGAAATAAAACAAGAGGTTGAAAATATAGAAAAAGTGATTAATAATGATATTGAAAAGTTTTAATCATATTTATTTTTTCCTCATAGCAACGAGTGGTCTGATCTACCCCCAGACCACTCCCCCCCAGAGAGAACATCATGTATAACGAAAATGTCATAAAAAATTTTAACAGGGTGAAAGAGCGCCTTGATGAAGAGAACGGCAAACATTGGCAAGTTGTAGCAAGTATTCTTGAAACATCTTGCAGTGATGATGAGCTGGATAAAGCTATCATGCTTATGAAAGTAATACATATCAATCAGAATATCTGTAAGATGTGTGACGTGAAAAAAGAGCAGACCGATTAAGTCTGCTCTTCACTAGATATCAAAGTATAATAGCCCAGAAAATAGCTACTACATTGACGATTGCAAAATATACCCAGTCGTCACTTAGACTGCAATATATCTCTTTTAGTTTTTCTAACATTTTCTACTCTCTTCTTTTTTTGTTTTTCAAACTCTCGGAAGTCACTGGGTGTCCATACTAATGATACACCCAGCTTATCATTGAGCTGAACTGCACACTGTTGCCAGTTCAGATTCTCTATATTGTCTATCTGATCAAAGTAGCTCATGTTGTCTCTTATCAGTTTCTTTCCCATCAAATCTTATATTAACAAGTCTGTAATCTTTATTATATAGGCTTTTTTGTATTTTTTTCTCTGCATAGTTTTCAAGCGCATATCTGCATTGATCTGGTGACATCTTGATCACTACCTTACCTTCATAAATTATCTCAGCGCCACCTTTACTTATTGCAGATAAAAGCTGGTAGTCTCTGATAGATAATACCGCTTTGTTGTACCACTTCTTTATCTCGATCTTCTTACTCATTATTTATTACCTCATATAGTTTTTCAATATACCAGACTGCTTTTTTCAGATCCTCTGCTCTACCTTGTCGTGTCTGGTGCTTTTTATCGTATCTCCAAAGATATTTAATAGCGTTACCTTTGAGATATCCTTTGAACTCTACTAGGCTCATAGAGTTTTTGATTGCGTCAATACACTCTATGTTCCCAGTGTTATAGTGATATGGTTTATTTACAGAGTCAGACACTTGCCTTCCTTAAAAATGCTGGTAATTCAATATCTGATACTGTGTTGCCAGCTTTGATACTTTTGTAAAGATCTATCACTCTACCATCCATGATATAGTCTTGCTCTGTATAACTTGGTTTAGTCTTACCACCTTTATATAATATCCTTCTGTGTTTGCATTGTGCAATACACTCATCATAATTTATCTTCATACTTTTTCTCCTTGTAGTTGTTTGATGTATTCACCTTGAATCTTAAAGCATTGATTACGCCAGTGTTCTGAATCATACCATTGTTCTTCTACATTCTCATCATTAGAAACAAGATATATTCCGTATATGTGGTTTGGATTCTTCTCGATATGATCATGTCCGAACTCATCACGCCACTCTATTTTTTCAACTGATTGTACTGATCTTCGGTTGTAGTTTTTAGTTTTATATATTATTACGCTCATGTTTTCTCCTTTGTATCTAGTTAATAATGGGTAGTTTTTCCGAGATACCCACTCGGTAAATTACTTGTGAGCAAGATCAAATTTTCTATATTTTTCCTGTTCAATTTTTTCGTTATCTTCGTGCATCCTTTGAATACACATTGATTCTACTTGTCTCAAAATATTTTCATCTGATCTATCATTTGAAACATATTGATACATCATTCTTTTGATCTCACTCTTGAACTGTGCTAATTCTTTGTTTTCATCTGCGAAGATTTTAACAATGTTTGACACCTGTTCATGTGTGTATGTTTTTTCTGTTTTCATATTACCTCTGTTATCTAGTTAATTGTGGGTAGTTTAGGTGATACCCACACCATTCGTTTTTCTCCTATTTTGTTATTTACTAAATTTTCTTTTGTGAAGATTTTTACAAAATGTCGCTACCACTTTGTTGTTCATGGATTCAGCTTGTTTCCACCATAATTTAAGTTCTGGCTCTGTGCATTGATCGAAGAACTCTTGTCTGTCCTTATCCAATGTTGTTCTGAAACAAAATTGCTCTGCAACTGTTAATCCACTATCTTTAAATATTTCTTCTCTTAATGTCATTTTTTCTCCTTTTGTTATATACCTATGTTTTGTACCTTACCCTCTCTGAACCTTCTATCAAGTTCTCTGATTTCGTGTGGGTAAAGCTCATCCATGTTGTAGAACCATCTCAATATATATGTTGTGTTATTTTTTCTCTCCATCATATTTTTTACCATGCTGATTCTACTTTGCTTACAACCTGTATGAAAAGTTCTAACAGTTTCACCTGTTTGATTATCTATCAGTTTGTATGTTCTTCTTATATTTGTCATTTTTTCTCCTTTGTTATCTAGTTATATCTTTACTCGATATAGTTTATTGTTACATATATCTCAAAACGATACAAGTCTTTTCGAAAAAAAGTTTATATTAATTTAAAGCCGTACAAGGCTCATTTTAGATAGTAAATATTCTGGGATACTTTGGTATCACTCTATGCTAAAAAAAGCGATTAGAGAGCATACAGAAAGCTTTTTTTTACAAAACTTCAGTGCAAGAGAACGAAATCTGGTAAATTGAGGTTTTATCGGCTGACCACTGTAATTCGTCACTGTCCATACGAAATACACCCACAGTGTTGGATACAATGACTGTAGCATCATCTGAGACGGCTGATTTGAGTGCTGGCATGATTTCTAGTGTAGCGTTACCTGATGAGTCACTATCAGCGTCAGATACGACCTGATGTAGCTTACTCGTAGCGCCAGATCCAAACTGAATATAATCACCAGCTTTGATGACTCCTGTCTCGGAAGTATCAAGTCCATCACAAATTATTGATGTAGCACCTATTGAGTGATCACCATTGACAGTAAAGTTTCCAGACTGTGATCCTTGTAATGTCTTTGCGTCTGGATCACCCAGCAAAAAAGTACCTCGTCTACCTTCAAGATTCATAAGAAAACTTGTCCACTGTCCACTTTGACTTCTGCTCATTGGTGCAGTCGTTACAGTAGCAGACCAGACCGCACCTTCAAAACTATGAACTTGTTGTGCGTAAGTATATGGGCTTTGTGTATAAGCAGTCGTTCTTACGATTCTCCACTGAGAATTTACGAATCCCACATTAGTCGGTAGAGTCAGAGGAAAACTTGCCATTATCCACCTCTCACTAATGTTCTAGCAAAACTACCACCACGCACTCTTTGATCAGCAACGGCTGACATGGTTTCTTGTTTTATGACTGGTAACATATTCATAACTTCTGCTCTTACTGTCGGTACGACACCTGTTGCGAAATTTAAAGATTGATTGATCGTAATACCACCACCAAC